CCCATTAAAGTAATGTAATTGTTCTTGTTCATTCCAAACAATCTTTCCTTTTATAGTAAACCATCGAACTTTTTCTTGGTCCGATACACTTCCATGCAAGACATTATCCTCATCCCTATATAGCCGAACAAAATAGCGTTCACGTTTAAGTACCGAATCATCATAGATCATAAACGCTTCTGTTGGATCTAAATATATAATTCCGACGTTTCCATCTTCATCGTTATAATACATTTCGTACCCTTTTCCATAAATAGAGCAAATCTTAGACAATTCTGCATTATTGTCATCCTGATCATTATATTGATCGAGAAATTCTATGTATTTTTCAATCGCTTCCTCTCCACCATCTACTGTGATTTTGATTGGATTTCCAATGAAATACCCGTTCATTGTGTCTACAATGTATTTTGCAAAGTTTACAGCAATACGATTATCGGGTTTCCACTCTGGTTTTGTTTTTTCGTGAAAGATTGGGAAATCTGTTTCGTATGCATCTTGTAATTGTTTATACCGAAACGTGCTTTCTGTAGCATGCCTTGCGATAAACTGACTCAACTTCGCATCTGTTAGTTCTTCGTCTGGCGATATTCTATAAATTTCTTTTCGCATTATATTCCTCCTTTCACGTTGGTATTTAGTCTTGGCTTCTGTTTACGTTCTTCTTCAATTGAATAACGTAGCATAGCCATTGCATCATCAAAAAATGGAACTGGTTCATCCAGATAAGTATTTGTTCTCTCATCTTTCTTCCACTTCCATTGCTGTATTTCTTTAATTGTGTTTACACAGCTTGGATAGATGTGTATCCTATGCTGTTTAAGATAATCAATTTGAGCACTGACGCTGTTTGGTTCTTTCTTTACTCCTTTTGCTCTATATCCTGCTTTCTTCCACATCTTGATTCGATCTGGTTCCGCAGAGTCACACCACATTCGAAGCTTTTTGTTGAATCTTCCTGCTGCCCGTTTAATGATCTCCTCTGTATCCATCTCATACACATACAGTTCCTGGAAGAGATACAGATCACCGTCCTTAAATCCAACCTCCCCAATGCAGTTGGCATGATTGAATCCAAAGTCCTGTGCATTTACGATATAATCAAAGTGTTCTGGTGTACGATCAAATTCTTCTATGACATAATTTTTAAGGATTAATCCTGCAACTTCTCCCCATTCGCCTAGACCATAGACTCTATATCCTTCTGGATCTACTTCTTTGCGTCTTAACATTCGTCTGTGGTATGCTTCATCAATAAATCGGTTCTTTTCGTAAGTTGACTGGTGTGTCAGTACGTCAGAATCAGCGCGATCAAAGAACACTTTCTTGATCCAGTGGTGTGCTGACACAGGGTTAAATGTCATCCTAATCTGATAGAACTGTCCTTCTGGCAATTCGCCTCTCAATCGGTCATCAATGATCTCAAAATCTGACTGTGTGATCTCTGTCGCTTCTTCTATCCAAACATCTGTTAGCTTTCCTCGTTTGAATGTGATTGATTTCAGCTTTTCTCTCTGTCTTTCGTCGTTTACACCTCTGAATATGATCTGATTGTGATTACTCTTGCATTCTATGATCATATTTGATGCATTGATGTACCAGTATCGTTTATACTGTTCTCCAAACATACGAAAAATAGCACCCTGCAATTCTGCAAAAGTGCTATCTCTATTCGTTACATCTGCTTTTCGAACACATAAAAGATTACGACCAGGATCGCTCATGAGTCTCAGGATATAATGCTGTGCTGTATCCATACTCTTTCCGGATCCGGCAGAGCCTTTCATCACAATGTATCGTTTTTTGCTACGATCAACCTCTTTGAAGCAAGGATTTGCCTGTACTTTTATGTTCATCCAGTATCATCCTCACCATAGTCGATTGTAATATTCAGATCCATATCAGCATCAACTTCCAGCTTGTCCTTGAACATTCCGAGATGCTTTCCAAGCAATTCAAGAGCCTTCATTTTGTCATTCAATCGAACTTCTCTCTCAACCGATTTTCCTTTTGCTCCATCCATCGTCTTGACCTTTACGGACTGTATGCATGCCAGATCATCCTCTGTCGCATCTTCTCTTACAGAAGCATCTTCTGAATCTATTACATTTTGTGGATTTACAAATGCGATTCGTGCTAGTTCCTGAATAACTCTATCCTGATTGATACCAGTTCGCTTCGATCGCTCAGCTATCTTTCTTGAAATTGTCTCTGAAACTCTAGTTTTACCTAGTAGTTCAGATCCAATCTTATCAGCATTTTTTACCGAATATCCAGCTCTAATTGCAGCCTGAGTAGCATTTAGATCGATCAAATACTCATCGCAGAATCTTTTTTGTTTTTCTGTTAATGCCATTCAGGCTCACTCCTTTCTAAATTTACGCACGAAAAAAGCACCCGAAGGTGCCTTAATTCATTCAATATATTACTTAAAAAATCTTCGACATATCTACTATACTTTTGATTACTCCAGTCAAAAAAGCTGTAACTTCTGCAGTCCCTACTTTTTCTACTAAATCTTTTAATGCACTTTTATCCTCTTTTTGCAATTCTTGTTGAATCATTTTACTTACAATTACAGAATCTTCTAACGATGCAAAGATGTCCTTTAATTCCTTTATTTGTTCTTTTTGGTATCTGGCAAGTTCTTTCAAAAATTCTATTTGTTCTTCTTGATTTTCTATTTGTTGGACCTGATTTTCCTGTATTTGTTCTATGTTTTCTACAAGTTTTTTTCCTCTAGATGCTTGATTAATAGTCTTTAGCATCTTTTCTTTGTCTTTTTCTATTTTTTGCTGAAATTCCATTATACTTCGTGCTTTAAAATTTTCAATCATTGACTTTTCTAGTTCCCCTAATTCTGGAAGTTTACCACTTGCTGTTATCTCATTATCTGACATATCTCGTCCTCCTAAATTATTTATTTCTTATATTCTAGGTTACCATACAATTCTTAAATATGTCAGTTGTTTTTCATAAAATTATCAGCCCGCGCTCTTGCGCTAAAATATAGTTATATATCATCTCAGGAATTTAGGCGCAAAAAGACCCGGGGTCCGAAGATCACCCGGGTTCGTTCATAAGTAAAAAGAAGAGGACTAATTATGAATATTCATTCATCATTTTTCCTTAGCTTATATATTAAACCTTTTTCCTACGACAGTGAGCGACATTTATTCATTTTCTGCAAAAAATCTTTCATTTCTCTTCTGCAGATTCTTTTCATTGTACGCAATCTTTCTTTTAGGATGCATGGCATTCATCCTGTGTGCTACCTGTGTCCATGTCATTCCATCAATATAATACAGTCGGAAAATAGTTCTCAATTCACTTTTTTCGATGCTGCTTATATACTGTTCTACTTGATTTGTTAATTCTAAAAGTTCATTCTCTTTTTCAATCAACATAGCTTTTCGTTTATTAAGCAGCAGCCTCTTTCTGCTAAGTTCTGGTACTGGCATACCCTCAACAACAAAGTGCTGTATTCCACCCATGCCGCCGCTTACTGTGTCTTTTACAGTTCCTTCTTCTGCAATCTTCCAGATCTGCTTTTCAGTCTCTGTGATTCTTCTCCTTAAATCTTTAATTTCTTCTTTCATGTCACAATACTGGATCAGTACGTTCTTGTCCACGTTCTCCCCTCCTGTTACGTTTTATTATCTGCTGCCTTATTTGATCTGTTGTCTTCTGATGCTCTTGTCTGTGGCATAGCCGATTAGTGCAAATGCCCATGCAGATTATCTCTGCACAGGCTTTGCGTGACTCTACCATATTCTTCTTCCACCTTTTTGTTTCATTAGATTTCTTTTATAAAACTTTCTTCTAGTAGATGAATAGTATTTGACCTTATCCTCTTCCTTTTTCTGTCTTGCTGCTTGCATACTTAACTTCCATGCTGTAAATTCAGTGCATTTTCTTCGACATTCTATCCTCTCTTCTCCTTCTTTTTCATGATCGCACTTGAAACATGGACAATCTCTGTATCCCATTTATGTATCACTCCTTATAATCTGTTTAATGGACACTTCATACATGGACCATCCTCTGCAAATAACTCTTCTCTATCATTTACAAGCGTTGGATATTTACAATACCGATCGCACATCTCTTGTTTCACTTCTTCTAAGATATCGGTTACTGTTTTATGTTCTTTCTTCGCTACGCCTGTAAGTTTTTCAGTAATAGTCATAACCTCCTCCTTATTCGTATCTTCCTACACCGGATCCGTATCTATGCCAGGCTGTTCCTCTCTTTTGTTGTGTCTGTTTTCTTCTCATCCTTTCTTCTCTATCTACTTCATCAATGATCTCATAACGATATTGATCGTCCCAATAATTGATTAATTGTCGACTGATTCCTGTTTTCCGTGCCATAGTTTCGCAGGTAATTCCGTCATATATCATCTGTTTTACTATACTTTTTTTGTAATCGATGCTATATTTCTTGCGGCATACCTTGGTAATTTCTTCATCTTTATATTGTTTAATCCATCTTTTTAGCGTGCCTACGTTGATTGCGACTTTATCTGCAAATTCTTTACAACTTGTTCCTGAAGCTATGTAGGATCTTACCATTCCTCTTTTAAATTGTTCTGTGTACTTCATATTATTGCTCAGACAGCTTAGTTCTCTATCCGACATAACATTTTATCTTGATCACTGTTTCCATCTCCTTGTCCGATCATATAAATTGTTATGATTCTTTTTTGTTTGTGATTTGTAATACTGAATCTAGATAAATCGATGAAATTTTTATCTGGAAAAATCTGAAAAAATATGTTTACATCCTTGGTTAATAGTTGCTTTAAGAATCTAGCCGGATAGAAAACTAAGCTGTCTGTCTCCTTTCTGCCTGCTGCCGTGGCAACAGGCTTATAATTTGTTTCTTATGCGTTTTGATTATTAGTTACTGTGGTATATAAATCAGCTTAGCTGATCGTGCACTTATTTGTTTTCTCACACCAGATGCAGTCTTTATCACATTTCATTCTTTGCTTTAGTTTTAGACGTTTATCTGGACATAATTTCATTTCTTTAATCTGCTTGCCTGTATTTTCACAGACGTATCCGTCAAATTCTTTTTTATTTAACATTTTCTCACCTCACAATGTCCGCCAGTGCCAAAATACACCAGCCTTCTGTTAATCCTGCGAATCCTTCCAGGATATAGATAATTTCTTTTTCAAGAATCCGTCCTGTTGGTTCTCCATTGTCCATTTCTCTGTATTCGATTATGTCGCCTAATTGATATTCTCGATCATTTTTCTGTAGATCGAATGGTTTTTTACCTGTTTGCATATCATCAAAGAACATCTTGGCCAATTTGAGTTTATGTCTATGATCATCTGTGATGGTTTCCGGTACTTCTACCTTGTTTGTCTGTTCAATTTCCACCTTTAGATCATCTGGAAGATACTCTGGAAAATCTTTTTCAATACTTGTCTGGCCGGGAATTTCTTCCTCTTGTTGTGATGTCGCAACTGGCATAGATTCTGCTTTTGTCGGATTTTTCGGTTCTGGCTTCTTTTCTACTTTTTTTGGTTCTGGTTTAGATTCTTCCTCTATCTCTCCGTATGTAGCTTTCCATGGATCTGCTGCCCCTAAATCAAATGTCTGATCATATTCATTTAAGATTTCGCTCCAAGTTAGCTCCTGCACTCCGGATACTCCCATCGTTCGAACTGTAATTTTTTCATCTTCGAACTTGATCACCAAGACTCCTTTTTTCATTAACCGATATCCTTCAGGAATGACTGCTGCCTTGATATCGTCAATGCACTTTGCGTTAGCAATCTCAATCAGCTCTTTTCTTCTGTCTGGCGATGCATATTCTTTTCTTAGGACCTCTTGAAACTTCGTTAGAACTTCATTGTCTTCTGCTGCCTTTTCCATTCGCTTAATCTCTCGAATGTCTTTTATGCTTGTCTGATTTGTGATCAATACATAATCTTCTGGATCCATCGTTAGCATTTCAGATAGTCGGCTTTTCCCTAAACCAATGAACTCTTCTCTTAATTCCAGACTATTCCCACCAACGCTGTATTTATCGTTGATCGCCATGAATCGGCTTGTTGGAGATTTTGTTAATCCAAGTTCTTTTTCTGCAAATTCAAAGATCGTATTATATCCATCCTGCCTGTATGCTTCTGTATCTCTGATCTGTTTTAGTCTGTAGCCGATCGCTACAAAACTTTCTGCCAGATGATTGAGTCGTCTCTTGATGTCTTCTTTGATGCTTATATACTCATTTAATGTGATCTGATGATATTCTTCCATTATGCTGCCCTCTTTCTTGCTCTTCTCTCAATTACTCTCTTGAACCCTTTTACAAATTTGTGTATTTCCTCTGGCACTGGATTATTGTGTCTGTTGTTATATGCTCCGCGGTATTGCACAATCTCCATGTCTTTTACTTCCATTGTGTAATATGATTGATCCTCTTCTCCTTTCTTTCGGATAAACAGGATGTCTGTTTCACCTTTCATAACACTTTTTACATATGATCCTACACAATGATGTAAATTCTTTCCTTCATCTACGATCGCCTTCAGATTTTCAGGAACTATGATCTTATATTTTTTCGTTTCATAGTTGTACAATTCCTTCATTCCAGGAATACGTTTCTTGTACTGCTGCTCTTTTTCGTTATCATGCTTTACTTTGAGCATTTCTGCTAAATCATCGTGCTTGTCTTCAAGTTCCCTTGGAAATAACACCGCCTTATCTTTCATGTTATAACCTAATTCGTCAGCCATTCTTAGATAATCCCACCATGTCCCTGCATCATGTCCTTTTTGGGTATAATGGGCTATTTTAGTAATCGTTGTGTATAGTTTGAGTCCTTCGATATAATTTCCTGCATTGGACAGAGCAATAATCTCATCATTTGACAATTTCCCATATGGATCATTTCGCATTACTCTGATTTCATTTATTCCAAAATCATAGTCTCTTGCTTTTCTCATGTTAGGCTTTGTAAGTCCTAAAACCTCATGTAATTTTGTTCCTTTGTATAAATATCCTTCATACCACCATGCCTGCCGTGCTAATTTTCTCATGTTTGCCTTGATCAAAAGTTCCATTTCTGGATTCTTCCTGTAATTTTCAACGATCATTTGATATCTCTCTCGTTTCCCCTTCCAAGATGCTACAATATCAATCCCACTATATTCTAAACACGTTCCTTTAATTACCTGTTTGATATTTCTTGTATAGATCCTTGCTTCTCCATGTTGTACTCCGTAATTTGCATCACGCCATTCGTGTCCTGTGTAAGTAACATTGTTATATAACTCATATTCTTCTTCGATAAACCATATGTAATAATCTATAGTCTTTGTTTTTTCTTGATTTTCTGCATATGATCCTTTTATTACTATACTTTCGATCGCTGCAATTCCAAACTTTGTTTTTTGGAATCTTACAACTCGCATTCTTTCTTCAATCTTTGGTTGTCTGCCTGCTGCCTTGAATACGATCTTCTTTTTACAATTCGGACAAGTGCCTTTCATGTTATGTGTTATTTTTATCTTTTTTCGGTCAAATTTTGCAGTTTTTCCACAATATCCACAGTACCCTGTTGAATATTTATAAAACAAATATGACTCCATTTGATTCGATGCCCACAAACTCATTTGATCCGTATATGGTCTGATTTCTGCAAGATGTTCTTTTATTTTCTCGTTTCTTTTTTGCTCACGTCTTTCTGCTTTCTTTCCACAAATTCGATCTTGATAGTGTTCAATCTGCTGCCCTGGATCTCTTATACATTCCCATTCTGGTTTTGTTTTCTCATAAAATTCTGCCAGTTCTTTGCGTTCTTTTGTGCTTAATTCAAAACTTGCTCTGAATACATTATTAGATGCCCAGTTATTTAACCTCTTTTTATTCCATCCAGTTCCTTCAATGTAATTTGCAAACTCGTTTTCTCTCAAGCAAATCCGCACATTGATATTATTTGTTTTTCTGTCAATTAGCTTTCCGTCGATCATGAAACAATCGTCTAGCTTATGAATTTTCTCTTTTCCAAACGGAATCATTTCTATTGCTTTCTTTTTCATGCTCTGACACCTTCTTTGTAGTATTTCTCCACGATTTCAAACACATCTTTGTCCCTCATAACTACGCAATTGCTTCCAGACTTCTTCCGCTTTCTTGCCTCATTCTCTACTGCCTTATAAGCTTCTGTTAACTTCTTTCCCTTCTTTCTGATGGCGATCGCTATTTTTTCATCTTTCTCTGCTTCGGCTTTCAGAAAATTAGCAATAGATTCCAAATACCCATTCTGTCCTTTTGCTTCTTTGACTTCCATGTCTAGCTTTCCGACTGCTGCCATTAGACTATCTGTGATAAAATCAATCTCTCCATTCCAGAACATCTCTGCTAATTCAGCATCTATGCCGTTTTCAGCACATAACTTGTCCAGATTTTCTCTTTCGCCTTCTTCCTTTAAGCTTCTAGCCACTGCATTGATCTCTTCTGCCGTCTCCATTTCTCCAAACATTTCAAACATGATCACACCTCCTAATACAATTTACCACCCATGATCGCACGTACCGCATCTTCAATCTCATATTTTCCGTCATGACTTTCAGCGCTTTCCAGACGTTTATATAATTTCTGTTTACTTTTTCGGTTCATTGGACAACATAGATCTACGATCTCATCTGCTGTCTTTCTTTTTGTGCCCAGTTCAGCAAATAATGCATTCTGAACGCTTTGTTTTAAGAAAACATCTGTGTTTCTGCACATATGTGGTCCACGATTTCCTTTATGTAGGCCTGTTGGTAATTCGATCATGTTGTAGAAGAAGTCACATCCACCTTGGCTTTTAAACACGATATGGTGTTTCTCCATGATCCCGACTTTTTCTTCGTCTGTGAATCCACCTAGGAATTCTTCTAATTCGTAAATGTACATAAACTTTCCTCCAGTTCTTCTTTACATTCGTAGTGATCTAGTAGATTGTTGTCTGCCGTTACGTGGTTTGTCTTTTTAAAGATATAGATTTCTTTCCATAGGTCCACGTTGGCGATCTCTTTTCCTGCTTTTGTTTTCCATTCATGTTCTGCATACACTCTCGTAGTCTTTAACATCCGTGTGAAATAATCTGAATCCGCATGAATTCTTATTTTGTAAGGTTGATTCAACTTAATTCTTCGCAGTGCCATCACTACCGCTTCGGTTGTAATCCGGTTTGTTGTTGTCTCTTTATCTGCTCCTGTGACTTCTAAGGTGCATACTTCTCCATCGGACTTTACAAACTCTAACACGGATTTATAGACTGCTGGACCTTTTCCCCTGCTATGAGTTAATGTATGTATATAAATGTCTATTTGTTTCATTCTTTCCTCCTATGTATTTTTACTTGTATATATCGCAAGAACTGGTATCCATCTTCTGTGAATCCAGAATAAACACTCTGTTGATCGATATAGTAGCCCTTTTGTGCGATCGGTTTTCTTCGGAAGAACTTTCTTTCTAAGATTATTTCTTTCTGAGGTTCAGGGATTCTCAAATTCTTTGACGGGGAATATCTTCGTGGAAGTTTCTCTCCTTTCTCTGTTACTTCTTTGATCAGATAGGATGCCAGTTTTCCGTACTGACCTGTATTATCTAACAAACTTACATATACTGACCCGTGCGGCCAGCATTCTCTTAATGTTCTGCTGTCTATTGAATTAATGACCAGATGATGATGTCTAGCTCCTCTTTTTCCGATCTCAAAAATATGAACAAATTTAAACTCTTTCCCCTGCTTTCTGTATTCAGCTCTTAACTTTCTTAAGAACTTTTTCTTATCTTCCTTCATCTGATCATATTCCGGCTTTGTTCCTGCATAAGATAAACGGATATGCATGTCTCCGCCTTTAAAATTTTCATTCAGCAGCCATCTTAATTTATCTGTTGCTTTTCTTACATTTATTTTATGTTGAGATTCTTTTGTCTTTTTCTTTCTCTTTTCTCTCTTACATCCTTTGGGATGTACTCTTCTGCTGTAATATCTCTGGACTTCTTTCGTTAGTCCTGCCCTTACTGTCATTTCTATGTATGGCATTTCATTCTCCTTTTGTTCTAAACTTAATACCTTTAGCAAGTCTAATTAGCGGTATTGCAACCGCTCTTTTTCTTGCCTTTATGTGGAGAACTTGATATAATATTTATGGAATAATTTTCTCGAATAGAGAGATAAAAATCAGAACTCACTTTAGTTGGTGAGTTCTTTTTTATGCTCTTTTACTATCTTTTCAAGTTCCTGTAAATCTTCACAGATGTCTTCATATCTGCCTAATTTATTCACTACATCCCCAATTAGGCAATTATTATCCTGTCTGATCAGGGATGCTCTATATGTATCACTCTTATGATTTTTCATTGTTAATCTCATTTAAGTTTTCCTTTGTCAGTGTCAAATTTTTATGATATACTATTTTTGTGTTAGACTATTAATATCTGTGCCCATTGGAGTTGCCGCTCCGTGGGCACTTTTTTCTTTTATCATGTCCCTTACAGCCATGTATGCTGCAAGCTCTCTTGATTCCAGATGCACAACAGTTTCATTAGAATTTTGTTCTGCATATTCGACATTGCGATTTTGTGCTTCAATCATTCCATCAAGCTCTTTTAGAATTTCTTTTTCGTCGATCATCCTTATAAAACTCCTTTCCCCATGTCAATTCAACTGCTACAACTACTAAGCATGCAACTACTATCCATTTATAACCACCAATGATCGTTAGTACGATAGCTGTAACTAAATTTGCTTTTGCTTCAAAACTCATCTCACGCTCCTTTCTCTGGTTGATATAAAACACCTGTTACTTCCCAAAAAAGTTTCGGACTGATGTAATAATTAATCTTCTTACTTCCTGGTTTTCTAAACGCATATCCAATAGGAAGCCATCCTGCTTCAATGCCTGCTCGAATAAAACATGCATCTTTTCCCATCTTCTTTGCTGCATATGATACCGGTACATTGCCTTCTGGAAACTCTGGTGCATTTGCATATGCTGCTAAGATTCTTAGATCTTGTCTTCTACTCATGTCTTTCACTCTCCTTTCTTCAGATGGCTTAACTCTCTGCCCGATGATTTGTTATTTTTAATTAATCAACTATAGGGGCGTTTTTTAAAGGAAGATAAAATGTATCGGACAGAGGATTAAGCCATCTATTGTATTTAATTGTTATATGTTATAATTTCTTAAAAAGGAGGAATATTATGTTTAAAACCCTAAATCTTGACTTATTAAACTTTTGGATTGCTCTTCTTGCATTAATAGCTGCTATTTATAGCATCTATTACACTAAGAAATGTAATCGTCGAAAACTTACTGTTACTGCAGGTACTGTATATACACAAGTATCTGGACCTGCGATCTTTTGGTTCTCACTTAATAACTTATCGCCTATGCCAATAACTTTGGATTCTATTGAATTTTCTCTCCCATCTGGTGAAATCGTACATCCTGTGGATTACGAACCTGAGCAAACATATACATATGCCGGTCCTTTGAGAACTCCGATTGCAGATATCATTTCGGACGATCTGTATTCTAATCATTTAAGTGCTGGAGTTATTCTATATCCTTGTTCTTCGGAAGAGTTTGGATATTATTTCGATGAAATCTATCCCACACTTGCGATTAAGATCACTTCCGTTAACCACATTCACCATTTCAAGAAACATCAATCATTCCTTGTACATTTTTCTGATGTAGAAGAGTGTACAGAGATTAACGATTAATGCTGTTGCTGATAGTATTGTTGTTATTACTTGCATGTTTTAACTCCTTTATTTTTCTATACCGCTTTAAAAAACTTATATCCCGGACAGCTTTTCTCTCCGCAAGAATAGCTGTCCTTTTTTATTATCCGACAGCTACACACATCTTTTAGCTTCTCGTCACAATTTGCACAGAAATTTGAATTTTCTTCATTTTCTTGTTTACAGCTTGGGCAACTAATTTTATTACTTCTTATTTTGCTCATCTCCTAAATGCAGATATAAATGGATGTTCTTTCTAAGATCACTGCAACTGCAAGAATATCTATCATTACTTTCTGTAAAAGAAGTTCCTTCTTCATTTCACTGTATGGATCTTCTTTCTTTAATTTTCTGTAAGCATATATTTTTAATAATGCTTCTAATGTAAAAAATGCTATTGCAACAAATCTTGTAATGTTTATATATTTCGTCTTTCTCACCTCCTGGTTATTTAGTTAATTACATTAGTACAAATTTACGGTTTTATCGTAATCCAAAGGTAAAAAAATAAGTCTATCATACGGAACTCCGTATAATTCCTCAATTTTTCTCAGCGTTGGAATATCTGGATAACTTTTACCTCTCTCGTAATTTCCTAATGTTTCAACACTTATACCTATTAATTTTGCTGCTTCAGCTTGAGTATACCCTCGTCCTTCTCTTGCCTGCTTTAATGTTGGAGTATATTCTTTTGCCATTATTTTCACATCCTTTCGTTTTCTTTTCTTTGCTACACCCTTAGTATATTACGATTTAATCGTAGTGTCAACGGTTTTTTCGTAATTTTTTATGTTTTTCTTGATTTTTTTACGGTTTTATACTAAACTGAAAACATAATAATTAATAAGAAAAGAGGTGTTATTAATTGGGGAACTTAGGTAACAAAAAAATTATGGCAGAAAACATTACATATTACATGAATAAACACCAAAAGTCGCGCAATGACATGTGTGAAGCATTAGGCGTCAAATACACAACCTTCACTGATTGGGTTAAAGGTAATTCATACCCAAGAATCGATAAAATTGAACTTATGGCAAATTATTTTGGTATTTCTAAGGCGGATCTTGTTGAAAAACGTAATTCTGCTCCAGCAAAAAATGGGGTTACTATCAATGTTCTTGGACGTGTAGCTGCCGGTATTCCTATAGATTGTGTAGAAGAAATTATTGACACAGAAGAAATTACGCAAGATATGGCTTCTACTGGAGAATTTTTTGGACTGCAAATTCATGGTGATTCAATGGAACCAAGAATGAAAGATGGTGATGTTGTAATCGTTCGTCAGCAAGATGATGCGGAAACTGATAATATTGTAATTGCTGTTGTTAATGGCAATGAGGCAACCTGTAAACGATTAAAAAAATATGCTGAAGGAATTGCTTTAATTTCTACCAATCCAAGTTATGAACCTATGTATTTTTCTAATAAAGAAATTGCAGAAAAACCCGTTCGTATCATTGGCGTTGTAAAAGAATTAAGAGCAAAATTTTAACTACTATTACAAAGGAGTACATATGGGGTTATTAGACATTTTTAAAATAAACGAAATCAAACAAGAAAACGAAGATTTAAAGAAAATGCTCACTCCTGAAATGAAAGAAGCTATTACTATTGAACAGAAAATCAAAGAATTAAATCAGGAACGTGATTCATTAAATCAGCAAATTCTCTTTAGAGAGCAAGAAATAAATCGTCAAAATGATAAATTAGATTCATTATCAAAAGAGATTATTACTTTCGAAGATGAAATATTAGTTCAAGAATATGGCTTATATCAGCCAAGATACAGCTTTTTATCATCAGATGAATATAAGGAAAAATTAACTGCTATTCGAAAAGAGCAAAAGCAAATGGTTAAAGATCAGGTGGCTGCAGCTGGATATACTAACTGGACTGTAAATAATAGTGCTACCAAAGGTAAAAAAATGGTTAAAGATATGCAAAAACTTCTTCTTCGTGCCTTTAATAGTGAATGTGATGAAACCATTGGTAAAGTAAAATATAATAATTTCGAGACATCAAAAAAGAAAATCTTAAAAAGTGCAGAGCAAATTCAGAAGTTAGGAACTATGATGGGCATTTGCGTTAACGATGCATACATTGAGTCAAAGATTGATGAATTACACCTTGCTCTAGAATATCAAATTAAGAAAAAGGAAGAAAAAGAATTGCAGCGTGAATTACGTGCACAACAACGTGAAGCAGCTAGATTAAAGAAGGAAATCGAAGAAGAACGCAAAAAAATCAATAAAGAGAAGAAACATTACGAACAAGCTCTCAAAAATCTTCTTGAGCAAATCAAAGAACACGGTGAAAACGAAGAGCTCCTTGCTAAAAAGCATGAGCTTGAAAACACATTATCAGATATTGATAAATCCATACAGGATATTGACTATCGAGAGGCTAATCAACGAGCTGGTTATGTATATGTTATTTCAAACATCGGATCATTTGGTGAAAATATATATAAAATTGGAATGACTAGAAGACTTAATCCTCAAGATCGTGTAGATGAGTTGGGTGACGCTTCTGTTCCATTTAATTTTGATGTACACGCAATGATATTTTCTGAAGATGCCCCATCTTTAGAGGCAGCTTTGCATAGAGCTTTTGAAGATAGAAAATTAAACATGGTTAATACTAGACGAGAATTTTTTAATGTTACTCTAGATGAAATCAAGGAAGTAGTTAAAAATAATTTTGATAAGACTGTCGAATTTATAGAATTTCCTGATGCTGATCAGTATAGAACCTCTTTAAAAATGAAAGAAACCATGCAAAAACAAGCATAATTCATAATTAAAAAACCGCCCAGCTACCAACTGGACGGAACATTGCGACATCACAACAATAGAACTTTGAAAATATAATATACTTACCCAGGAAGTCGTCAGGCGGCAAGTCTCCAACACCGCTCCGAGCATTGCGGAAAGGAGGCCCTTATGAGTACATATGAGGAATTTATGATCATCATAAATGTTGCACTATTAATTATTGCCATTCTGAACTATACACATAAAAAATAGCCGTCCTGCCCCTGGTAAGTGTAGAACGACTATTTTTCGTTAAGCATTCGCCGGAGCGGATGGGTTTGCTCCATCGTGCCGACTTCCTTGTTAAGTATATTATAATCAAAGTTCTTGATTTTTTCAATACTATTTCGGTAATCTCACCAAAATGGTTATCAAACTTATTAAATACATAATGAAAGGAATGATATTTTTGAGTTTTGTAATCGGATACGTATCAACAAAAATGGCAGCTATCGCAAGTGATGGACGTTGCTGTTATACAGATGGTACTATTAAAACAGAATTTTATAATAAAACTAGAAAAATCAATAATAATGTAATTATTGGATATTCTGGATCAACCAAAGCTTGTGAAAAAATCTTATCACAACTTCAACTAGCTTTAGAACAAATACAAAAAAATGGAATGCGTGAGCCTTATGTTAATGAAGTAGCCGCTTGTATTCACGCAATTATACCCATGTTTAATTTTCCAAAAGAACACAAAGTACAATTTATTATCAGTGGAATTTCCAATAACAAAGAAATGCAACTATATACCTTTGGAAACACTAATCAAACAGATTTTATTCCTCTTATAGCTACAGAAAAAGAAATACAAATAGCCGCTTTATGCTCCTCAAAAAGTAATGAATCCGGCTGTAAAATATTTAAAAATCATTTAATTAACGACCCCTTTGTTCAACACACACCCATAGACGATATTTTTAAAGCTTCTATCGAAGAAATGGCTGATTTAGATCCGACTGTAAATAGGAACTGCTTTTCTCAAGTAATATTTCCAATTTCTGAGCGGAAAATTTAAAAAAGCATCTAATTATTAACCAAAACACTATATTGTAACTTCTTAATATTTTTATACAAATAAAAACAGCCTCATTTCTGAGACTGCTTTCATAGATTTCCGTGCCGATCGTTAGATCAAAACGGTATACCTATCCTAAACAAATAGATTATACCATTTCTTTCTAACGTCTGGCAAGGCGTTATTTTTATACAAATTTTTAAGAAAGGAATGATGATCATGTTAATTAAATGTCCCGAATGTAATCTGCAGGTAAGCGATCATGCAATTGCTTGTCCTCACTGCGGATATCCTCTACAAACAACTGCTGCCAAAAAGCAACGAACCAAACAGCGAAGACGAAAAAAACTTCCAAATGGCTTTGGCCAGATATCTGAAATCAAAACTGGTAATCTATATAAACCTTTTCGTGCAATGGTTACTGTTGGAAAAGACTTTTACGGCAGACCAATTCGTAAACTGCTCAAACCCGTTGCATTCTTCAAGACTTACAATGAGGCTTATGCTGCATTAGTCGAATACAATAAAAATCCTTACGATTTAGATGACGATCTGACTGTTGAAGAGCTGTATGAAAAATGGACTGAGGAATACTTTAAGACTTTATCCAATCCATCTAGCGAAAGAACAATCAAATCAGCTTGGAACTACTGCTCTTCCATTTACAAAATGCGTGCCAAAGATTTACGTCCGCGACACATTAAAGGCTGTATGGAAGAAGGTACATACGAAGTCGATGGAAAAGAAAAACATCCTTCTCCTACCACCAAAACAAAGATCAAGTCCCTGTTCAATTTAATGCTTGATTATGCAAATGAAAATGATGTTGTTGATAAAAATTATGCAAGAACTTTCAAATTATCCGATGATATTATCAAAGATGTCGAGGAAGAAAAGAAGGATCATATCGACTTCACAGATGAAGAAATGCAGAAATTATGGAATAACTTATATGATGTGGATTATGTAGATGTATTACTGATCCAGTGCTACTCCGGTTGGCGACCGCAGGAATTGGGATTGCTAAAAATGAAAGACGTTGACTTGGATAATTGGTTTATTACTGGTGGTATGAAAACCGATGCCGGAAAAGATCGTGTAGTTCCGATCCATCCAAAGATTCGCACATTAGTAAAACATCGTTACCAGGAAGCCCTGTCTTTAGGAAGTGAATACTTGATCAATTGCACCGATACTAAAACCCATCGATCTAGTTTGAAACTTACATATGATAAATATCGTCATAGAGTTGATAAGATCATTGAACAGCTAGAATTAAATCCAGATCATCGTGCTCATGATGGACGTATCCAGTTCGCAACAATGGCGAAGGCTGCCGAGGTCAATGAATATGCTGTGAAACGTATCATGGGACATAAAATAAAAGACATTACAGAGAACACTTATACGAAACGAAAAAGAGAATGGTTAATGGAAGAGATATTGAAAATCAAATAATTTTGTATCAAAAAAGAGCTCAGTTTTGGGCTCTTTTTTGATATTTTTAATTTGGTGTTGATCTTCTATGCGCACGAACTGTAGTTCCATCACATCTTTTATAAGATTTTACCGTAACAATTTTTTTGTTCTGTTTACCTCGAACACTACTTTTTGTCTTGGCCATTGCTTACACTCCTTTCTTCTACATTAAATATAGTTTCTGAAATGAATGCATCTGGCTAGTTAAGATACACTTTTTATCTTAAATTATTTTTTCTTTTTTGGTTCTGGTCCCGGACCTACCCAAATACGAAAGGCTCTTTTTCCATGATCTTTAGCATAGATTTTTTGCCCATCTTTTGTAGTGATTGATGCTCTAAATATGTACATCATACTACCTCCTTTCGCAATTTTCACTTGCAAAAATGGTACTACAATGTTATACTTTAGTTGGTCAGAGAAAAGTAAAACTAGCCACAAAGTAGTACTACTTTTGGTCGTGCCAAGCATTTATGTGCTTGGTTTTTTCTATATATAAAAGCTTTTCAGCTTAAATATCTATGATCTATTCATTTGAAATCTGGCTGCTGCAAGCGACACGCCGCATTTTATGGCTATTTCTGGAGCCGACATTCCACCTGTAAGTTCTTTTGGTATCAATAATTCTCCACCAAAGGCATCTGCCTGCCATTCCGGATCCATATAAGTTTTTGCCTTTCCTTCCATACGTGCAAAACTTATATTTTCTCTAGTATGTTGCAATAAATGGAATAATTCATGCGCCATTGTTAGCCTGTCTCTTCCGCTTCCCTCGCAAGCTCTTTCATAAACGTCTTCCCTAATTTGAATTTCGTCTCTTTCTGGATAAGTCAAACCATGACACTCACCCATTTCCGATTCTGAATTTATTACCAATGAAAATTTAGGATCAATCTGAGGTAATGTTATTTCTAAGAAATGTATAATATCAAAATACAACTTGTTTGAACTTCCCTCGATTCGTCTTATCAAATCAGCTTTACGACGAATATCTCTTCTAGATAACGGCTGTGCAATACATTCCGCCATTTCCGATCATCTCCTTTACATTTTGTCTAACATTTTTTGTAACTCATCAGCCTGTTTTAATGTAAGTCGTCTGAATTTTCTTGCAAAAGATAATGCAACTTCTGCATTTTCCGTATCATTCAGATCAATTGTTAAATCAGTCTTGTTTTCATATGCCGCATCTTGTAATTCTTTTGCCTCATTATCGTTCAGATTATATTGGTCTATAATCTGGTAAATCCAAGCATCCGGCACTGCTCTTTTACCGTTTTCAACCGCTGACAAATATGCTGTTGTAACACCAAGTCTGTCAGCCATATCTTTTAATCGTTCCTCCTCTTCAACCCTTATTTTTCGTAGCTGTTTTCCAAACCTCGTCAGCATAGTCATTCCTCCTTATGGCTATATATTACATCAACTTGTTAATCTTGTCAACAACTTGTTAATATTTTCTTCAATTTGTTTTTAGTCTGAGTAAAAAAAGAGCCAAGGATACCATATATATTCTTGACTCTTTTGCTTATTTACCTGTAGCAACGAGTTGTAGTAATGTTGTAGCAATGTTGTAGTAACGAGTCACTTTTCACTGCTTTTTACCACTTCTATCGTTCCTAAAAACCACGTATTTAAGCGGTTTCCTAGAATTTACCTGCTTTAGCAGCTTCTTCAATGTAAGCTTAAAAGTACGGGTTTATGCGGTTTGTTTGGTGTGCTTATAGTAATAATGTAGAAATAGTTTAATTCCTACAACGTTTATTTTTGGTTTTCAAGTTTATCAAAAGTCATTCTATATTTTTATAATAACTTACATCATACCTGAAAGCAATCCTTTATTAATTCTTTCTGTTAGAATATAAGGCTGAACAAGTTTTTTTGCCACAGTATGTTCCTGTTGTTCTCCATCCTAATTGCTTCCAATATCTCTTGAGTTGTGCTGTGGTCATTCTTCCCCAGATTCCATCCACTTCAATGTTAGTTCCAGAAGTCAGTGAATTTAGTTTCTTCTGCATCCACTTGATTGCTCCTTTGTCGGATGTCTTCTTTACTGCAGTGTACTTTTCCGGGTCATAATCTGGTCTTGCAAATCCACGGATCACACTCTTGCTCCTTGTTCTTCTCATGACTACTCCACCATTATCGTCGCTACTCCTTGATGTATTTCCTTCAATCGTTGTATATGTACCGTCTGAATTTGCTTTTTCAACAATACCAATGTGAGATGCTCTACCTTTTCCAAAATCCATCAGACAAAGATCTCCTGCCCGTCCAGTGGAGTGCCAACGATCATGTTTTTTATAATAGTTTTCTACGTCTGGGCAGTATGCTGTCTTTTTACCGCCAAAGAACAAATCTGATGCATCACACATCTTAAAAATATCCCATACAAATGTACAGCACCAAGGATAGCTTGATCCAGATACCACTCTTCCATAATAATCGTTATTGAATTTGACTTTGTTACTGTTTGCTGGATTTTCTTTTGTTCCGAGATAACTTACTGCCTTTTTAATAATTGTACTTGCTTTTGCCATTTTATTTTTCCTCCTAATCTGGTAATTCTTCTGTCATATCTTCTAAAAACTTCTGTATGTAATTTCTAACTCTTACCGGTACTGGTAAGCCACATAATGCTGCATTTTTTAAAATACTGACTGCCTCATATAATCCGTCCATAAGTGCAAAAAATTCTGACAATCCTAACTTTTCCACTCCCAGGAACTGTACATATTGTTGAGGTACAAGACTTAATACGTTAATGTGTGCTATCATATCAATTCCCATCAAAAAACAAATCGATATCAGCATCGCGACCTTTCTGATTGCTCCGTCAATTCCAACACAGCTGTTAAATTTATGTTCTTTGATTGCTCTGCATGATCCTAAGATTGTATCTAGGCAGACTTCAATCATCACAATCCTGAAGAACATATTGTTGCTAAGTAACATAATAAATTCTCTCATCATTTTAGTCTTCCTTTCTTTTTGTTAAATTTGTGCATAAAAATAAGACCTCTGTGGGTCTTGCTCTGATTTTTATAAAATTTTTCATTTTTTGATTCACCTTTTCTCTTGCATAGCGTTATGTATAACGTTAAGGGAGATTCCTCTGTCTCTCTTAGCTAATTTCTTTTTCAGCCCTGCGCAGTTTTATCGTGGCTGGTTTCACTGCGTAGGGTCTTCTTCTGCTGTCTCCTTAGATGTATCTTCATCATCTACTACATCCTCAATATCTTTTACTTCATACCAGGCCTCAATTGTTGCCATGTCTTCATCCGTTAAAACTCCTTTTGTATACCACTTAAGTGCATACACTCTTACCTGGTATTCATCTTCAGACTCTCTCATCTTTTCTAATGTTTTCATTACAAAATTTCTTAAATTAAATGCCATTCTATTCCTCCTCACTTGCACTTGCGATTATTGCGTTACTAAGTTCATTAAATTTATTGTCAATATAGGTTTTAGGATCAGCTATATAAGTCAATTCACATAACCCGTTATCTGTAAATACTGTTGTGTATTTTAGATTTGTTGCTAGTGCATTTAGCTGTTCTTGTACCGAATCAGAAAATGGTTCAAATGCTGGATCAGATGTATAAGGATACACATATACGTCATGCGAACTGATATATTCCTTGTATTTTTCTATTGAATCAATAACATCACTTCCAACAAAGAATCTAGCCCATATCTTTCCCGTCGATGCCTCATTATTATAAGTTGCAGTATTATCTGCTGTTGAAATTAAATGGGTGCTATTTTTATCATCTCCAAACATAGTCAGTAGATTTCTACTTAATTTTACATTGATACGACTTCCAATCTGTTGTGCGTCTGCCTCATATTGTGAATAATCTTTTGTATTCAACTTATATTTAACAACGTTTCTTTCAACGCCCCAAACGCCATCTTTTTTACATATCCGATCTGACATATACTGTTGCCCATCAATTATGCAATTGCCGTTTTTTTTAACAGGTAGTCCTCGCAAGATCACTGGCTCATCAAATTCAACAATTTGTTCAGTGTACGCTTGATAAGATAATAAACTATTAGAAATTAATAATTGCGGCTTCCATTCCATATCTATTGTTGTTCCTTCTTTACACCTAATATAAAGTCTAAAAACATGTTGAACATCTGTAATTGACATATTAATAACCGTATTAATATTTTTTGATGCTAATGATATTCCACGACTATAAGAATTGGTAAAATCTAAATAAACATTTTCGTTTTCTGATCCTTTTATAGGAGTTGGGATGAAAATATACGGTTTATTTGCAATCATTTTTTGATCAATATCAGTTTTAATATCTATTCTTGTCGATATACTCGTCGTTGCAGTACCTTTAGCTTTTATAACTCCATTTTTGATAGAATACGTTAAACCATTCTTATCATATACTGATTCTTCTTTATCCAAAATGTTTAAAATGTTAGCACTATTTACGGTAATTCTATTTACTTCCCTCGATAGAACCTCTTGTGGATAATCAATACTTGGCGATGGTTTACAGTCTGTATATTGTTCATATACAATATCAGTATCTCCTACAGCAATCTGTGGCAATATTTTATCTGCATTTGTTTGTAATCCATTTGTCCACATAAGCAAATAAATTTTTTGTGTTGTATCTTTTGTTGTTATAATCCCATGACATCGACCATCAGTCGAAACATTTCTTTGAACTAATGTTTGTGTTTCTTCTCCGTTCTCATCGATTTCATTAACCCATACAAAATTTTTAAGAACGTCAACAAACGAAATATCATATTTTGTATTTGCCTCAACATCTATACTTTCTGTTTTATGCATAGAACTATCAACTCTGATATAATTATCAGGCATTAAATTAATACCTTTTGTAGTTGTCTGCCATGACTTCCCATATATATTCATGTCATGAATTGGCATTTCAGCTGAATCCGTCAGTATAACAGGACTTCCACTTGCGGTAGGATTAATAGCTAAATCTGCTACAATCTCTTTTGCACTTGCAATATTCTTTTCTATTTTTTCAAGCCTTTTTGCTTTATAGCCATACTCCGTATAACTATAGTCCATGTTTTCATTATATAATTTAAAATTATATTCAGAAAAGTCATTACCATTTGTTGCAAAACTTACGTAATAAGCTTCGTCTGGGATTACAATATCAATAATATTATTATCAAAAACGGAACTTAAAAAACTACCATCTTCTTTAAAGAATAATGTTCCAATAATCCCCCTAAGTTTTACCTTTACATTATCTTTTATAAATACATATGTACTTCCTGGTATAACTGCTATAATTGGACAAACATATGAATTTTCATAATCATATGTATAGTCGTCTATTGTTGGTTTACTCCAACTTCTTAAACGCTTATTTTTTAATATGTTCGCATTATCTAAAAGATTATCGGACATTTCTAAATCAACAACTGTCGTTAGATTTTCTCTTAATTCTGCTATATCATCTTTATTCTTCTGGATCTTCTGTACATTTTCGTTCTCATTTATCTCTGCAACAACTGCATCCTTAGCTTCATTCACAGCATTTACAGCCGATTCTTTCTCTTGTGTGACTGCGCTTACAGCTGTATCCTTCGCAGTATTTACGTCTTTAATTGCGTTATCTTTTGCGGTTCCGATATTTGTAATCGCTTCTGAGCTTTTCTGCTCGATTGCTCCTTTTAAATCTTCTACAGCACTTTTCGCTTTTTGGACTTCTTTCTTGTCGGTTTCCACAGCTGTACGATCTGTTGCGATCTGCTCAGCAGTAGTGTCAATCGCAGTCTTTAACTGTTCAATTGCTTGTTTACTTTCGTTTGCACTCTTTGCTGCTGTATCCGCTTGTTCTGCGGATTGCTTTGCTTCTTTTGCTGATCTGCTCGATGCTAAAGCACTATTATATGCACTGTCAGCTGCTTTGACTGCAATATCTTTTACGTTTACAGCTTCTGTCGCAGCACTACTCGCTGTTTTTTCGGATCCTTTACTTGCATCAGCACTATTCTTACTTGCCTGTGCAGATACACTAGCCGCTTCCGCGGACTGCTTTGCTTCTTTAGATGCAGCTATACTTTCATCTTTTGCTGTCGCAGATTTTGTCGCACTCTCCTGTGCAGATGTTGCTGATTTATTTACCTCAGATATGGCCTTTCGAAAAAGCTCGCCATCTTCTTGTTTTTCAAACTGCTCTGGACGTGGACGTGATTTTACAGACATCGAAATCTTATATTCAGTCTGTCCAGATTCCGAATCAGTCAAATAGATAAATGCATAAATTTTATAATCTGTCGTTATATCTCCATTCTCTAACATGCTGTCCGGAATTACCACATCTGTCACGTTATCCTTTGTTGTCCCAACTCTAGTGACCGACTCCCCACCTCGCTCCTGAAGTGAAAAGTGTATCTCTACAGCTGGCGGTAATTTTATCCCCTGTATACGTAATACTTGTCCATAGTCGTATTGCCATAATCCACTTACAGTTGTGTATGTACTTAACACATTTGCTATAACCATATATGTCCCTCCTTACGCTTCGTCGGTAAATATCAATAGCGCCACTTGTGTAACTGCGAAATCACCGCTGTCGTAATGCGCAGAACCGTCTGCATTGTACGCTCGTATTTTTACCGCGCCATATGTGTTGCTAGATTCTACTATGTCAGCACTCGCTGAGATCATCACTCCTATTTCTTCCGCGTATCCAAATACGCTTGTATTATAATCCCATTTACCGCCAAGGGTTTCTATTTTATCTTTTATATCAGTCGTTGTTGCTTTTCCGCTTGAATTTGTTTTTACCAGCTCTTTTGTAAAAAACATCCTCTTATACTTCCCGGATGTCATCTGTATTTCGCTAATATGATTAACTGTATCTATTTCTGATAGTTTTTCCTTTAGTGAACTAATGTCGTTCATATTTTGCTGTATCTGCGTTACATTTTCTCCCTTGGCCGCTTCCTCGATATCAGACTTAATATTGTCAATGTCTGTCTTGCTTTGTGCCGCTTGTTGTGCTGCCGTCTCTGCAGCTGTCTTACTTTGTTCTGCTTCTTGTGCTGATGTTTCAGCAGCTTCCGTATAGCTATTTAATTTTTTCTTTAAATCATCAATCTTGTCAAACGATTGCAAGTCTTCACGATTTGTTTCAGCTACACCTATAAGTTCACTAAGTGTAATATCAGCACCGTCTGATCGCCTAATTAATATTCGATATTTATAATTTGCCGTAGTTTTTTCGATAGTTAGGTTTTGATACCAACTATTTTCGTTCCACAAGTCGCTTCTATATTTTCCAGCTAACCAATGTGCAACATTCCATTGGTAACCTTTAGGTAATTTGATTGTAATATCTTCTGTTGCGTTAACATCGATAATTGATCGTAATATTTTATTAGAGGATTCTTCTTCCCCTGTATCTTTATTTATCGTTCCCAACGCAAACAAATTCATATCCACATACGTAGTTCTTAGACTTTTTTTAATTCTAGATGTATCACTCTTTAGTGAGCTGATCTGCTCTCTAACTGCCTGTCCGGCAGTATCATATGTTTCTCCATCGGCACCAACACGGATATCCGCAAGTTCTGCATCGCCACTAGTTGATCCGCTAGGAAGCTTTGCGATAGAGTCTATGCGTTTTCGTTCGATATCAATTTTTTGCGATAATTTTTGATTTTGTGCACGGGCAATTTCATCTTTATACTGATATTCATTTCCTTCTGAATCCACAAATCCTTTTACTGTTTTCTTCATTTTTACCTCCTATTTTCGAGACATTATAAGTATTTCATCTTCAACACTAAATTTCATCTCATCCACATCAATTTCTACCAATTCGCTATCCTTCACTGTGTGTCCTACTTCTGGAAATTGTTTTTCAAAAACGGGAAGTGCTGCCCATCTGGTATTGAATTTACAGTTATCTTTTTCCAAAAATATTGAAAACTCTGTTATTCCACGATAGCTGCAGGCATCGTTACCGATTACCCAATAAAAATTAATTTTTTCATCGTTAAAAACAATATTAGGTGGATCATATTCACCTTCCATATATCTTAATCTTCCTCGTTCAATATTTTTATATCTTATCTGTATTTTATACTCAGACAGATCTAACCCTTTATATCTCCGTGGCATTTCAAATTCTAATGTATTTACATCCTTATCACCTACCACTCCAAGCAATCTAGTGTCAGAAGGTATATTTATTGTCCTTAAATCATTATCAATCGTTATCATATTTCAGTTCTCCCTACATTTTATAGCTTTCATCTGGCAGAAAATTTGACGTGCTATAGGATAATGAAGTTGTCTTCCCAGAAGATATATTTACACTTGTAGCTCCATTTATTGCGATTGATATTCCATTTTCATCGCTAATTTCGTTATCCGGATAAAAACCTTCCGGCAATTTTAGCTCGAAGCCTGATAGATCATTTTTAGCGGTCACCCTGATATTACAAATGTTCATTTGGCGAAATATTGACATTGTACAGTTCTTATCTGCAAAAACCCATTTATACACTTGCTTTTCTTCTGAGATTTTTCCTTTTATCATATTCCAGACTTCTTTTAAAGCTTCTTCTCCCATTAATGCCATATCATATTTCTCCTTTACATTACACGCATATACTTCTGACGTCATCCGCAGACATCTCTTGAACCCTGCTTCCAATAACCGTCGTAATAATCTGTGTGATATTTTGTCTCGTCTGGTCTGAAATTCCATTACTCTTGATTAAGTACTTACCCAGAGTCAATTTCTTTGTTTTGTCTACTACAGAGGTTTCTATCTTTAAAACTCTTGATGATAAAAATAATGCAGCACTTTCATCCACCATATTAATCGTGTCTCCAAGTGATATGCTTTTGGTCGTATTTGATATATCACATTCATAATTTGTTGCGATATCGCAAATTGCTTTTAATTCTTTCAACGTTCCTTCGAACAATGTCTTCTGATCAACTGTATCGAGATTGTATATTTTCGTTATATGCCTTTTTGTCCCATCGATACACCTTCCCCATTTTTCAAGAGCGTTTCTGGATTGTAAACAGTATCCTTTATCCGGTATTCCGTCCCCGTTTCTATCATCAAATTCTTGTTGTGCAATGACAAAATCGCCATCATCATATGCATACCCTTCTAACGTTATTGCTACTCCGGACGTATCTGCAGCACCATATGCGTATAACGATGTTGCCAAATTCTGTATTGATTTTGAAACAGTTATTTTGTCAAAATCGATATATTTTCTCAGTATTACACCCTTGCTTTCACCTCTTTTTTTGTATATATCAATGTATTTGTGTGATACCGTTTTTTCATCGCTGCTCAAATCGAAGCGATAATCAATTTCGATAGCAAATAAATCAGCAATGTCTTTTAACCTTTCTGATCTTGTCTGCTCTGAAAATTCACAAAGTTTCTGGGTACTATCACTCCGATTGATTCCTATCTCATATCCACTTCCTATAATTGTATTTGATATTGCTTGCGTTGCTGTCCAGGACTTGGCTTCTTCTGTTTTTAATGCAACTTCATTTAATAATTCCATTCCAACATCTTCACAATAGATATGCCAAGTCATAGAGTCGTCATCTTTCTCAGAATCTATGATCTGGAACATTATATCCTCATCATTTTCTGTCTTCCGCAAAATATAGTTCCCTGGTGTTGTGCAAATCTCAATATTCCTCTGGTCCGATGCCGTATATGATACATCGCATTCAAAAGATGTTGCCATTGTTTCAATATCTTCTGTTTTTTTATCATTTGATATAACACTTCCTTTCGGCAGCTTAGTTGAGGTTTTCCCTATAATATTTAATTCACGATCTGCAAAATACAATATCATAACCACACCTCCCTCACTAATAATTGGGTTTCTGGAATCTCACTCCAATCTGACGTCAATACTCCGATCGTATTCTCTCCAGGGGATAAATAAAAACTCTCCCATGTATTCCCTAGTGCTCCCAGTGTTTCTGATTCCCTATTATTCACAAAAATTTTTGCATCTTCGCATTGTGCCGTAATAATATCTCCAGTTTGAAATGTATTTCCAGACCCTTGTTGTTCTGATACATTTCCGATCTGTATGATTGTTTGCGCATCATTTTTATATGCTGCAACATATCCAGCATTACTTTTCATTTTCCATTGTATTTTGGGGAAACACTCTTGTGTCCCTTCATAATAGATCTCTGTTTTTTTAGATAAACTATATGCTTTTTCCTTTATCGAATATTTGAATGGGTCAGCACATGTAAATTCTAATTCTCCAGTAATACATAATCTTCCAGGATCTACATCTCCAATCGAAGTGAGTGTTCCAGTGAAATATTTATCTGGTTCATCTGCAAATACAATCCTTGCAGAATCCACATTTAAAATCTGAGCCATCTTATTATAGGCCAGACGGAAATCAAAAGCGGTAGGACTCATCAGCTGATATCCTACCGTAATCACTCTTTCTGTGAATCGTCTTCCCTTAACCTCTTTACCGTGTCTTCTGGTTCGGTCAAAAAATTCTAATTCAGGAGCAAGAGATTCCCTTCCACTAACATATAGTGTCCTATACCCCAGAATCTCATTTTCAAGAAATTTTCCATTGAAATTCATTGCTTCAGAAGGCAATGCAATCTCATCTTGTGAATCATAGATATCTATAAATTTGTATTGCATATGCGCCTCCTGTTACAATCTTCCTAATTTTCTGTTTTGTCTTGTCTGCCGTTTGCTTAGCTCTGCTTCTGTGTATGGAGCTGTTACTCTTGCAACCTCTTTGCCATCGAGATCAACTGGAACAACAATCGTATACTCTGCTTGTGCATAGTAGTCATAATCACTACTAAGACTACCGCCAACATCTCCTGCAATCGCAAGATTATCAAAGTTTGGAATTGTTATAATATTGTTCATCGTTTTATCCAGTGTATTACCCATAGAAGAAATTCCATTGACAAATCCTTTTACAACAAAAACACCTAGGGCTTTCATGACACGGGATGGTGAGTGGATTTTTAGTTTTCCTTTCACTGCCCTTGTGAGGATATTAGCCAAATCTTTTGCTGCTTTATTTAAAGCTTTTTTATTCGATTTAGATGTCAATCCCTTCACAAACCCTTTTGTTGCATCCTGTGCAATCTTATTCATTTGTATTTTTAATTTGCTAAGCTCGGTTGTAACCGCGTTATTATAATCTTTATCGATCTGGTCAATATATGGCTTGTAATATGTCTGAGCATTCGAATTAGCACTATTAATAAATGCTGAATAATCCCTTCCATACTGAGTGAGCCATGCATCACTTTTCTTTAACAGTTCTGTTGTATATTTCAGACCCTGTGCAGTATCAAGATTCTGGATATCTTTCATGAGATCATACGGAAGCACCTTTTTAAGTCTCTCCATATTTTTTGCAAGCTGTTCAACCTGCTTTTTCTGTGCTTTAAAATCCACAATAGAAATAAACCCATAACTATCTGAGCTAAAAAGATCTCCATAATCAGCCAATTTACTCTTATAGCTATCCCGATCTGAGACAATCGCATCGTATTTCTCTTGATATTTCTTCCCAAGAGCTGTTAACGCCTTATCTGCTGCATTGATTGCTTTTTGTCCTTGGTTCTTTATAGTTTTGCTCATGTCAGATTTTAGAATCTTTCCAACCTTCGTATAAGCCTTCTTGAGTTTCGGATGCTGTTTCTTAAGTTTCTTGACACCTGCATTAATCTTATTATTTAAAGATTTTGTAATACTAGACACCTTATTATTCATAGATGTCTTGTACTTATCAATTGCACCACCTGCAGCATCTTCATATTTACGAGATTTTGTAGCCTTCGTCATAGTCTCAATTGCTGTTTTTGCCAAGGTTTTACTTGCTGATTTCACGCTACTGATGCCGTTTCTAATACCAATCGCAAGCCCCGCAGCTATGTAGCGACCATCTTTTTTTGTCAACTTGGATGGTGAATGAATCTGAGCTTTTGCCTTAATTGCCTTTTCTGCTGCTGATACCATTCTGGATGCTGCGGCTTCGATCTGTCCCAGACATGAACTCATTCCTTGTGCAAACCCTTGACTGATATAAACACCTGCACTGTATGCTCCAGATCGTCCTGAACGTAATCTTGAATTTGTGCTAGATACAGCTTTTGAGGCAATACCTGGTCCTTTGCTTAATCCACTTTGCATAGAAGAGGTGAACCCGCTTCCCATCTTCTTTCCAGATGATTTTGCAGCATTGGCCGTACTGGACATTGATTTTTTGATTCCAGATAGCGCTGATGTTGCTTTCGCTCCCATGGATCCAAAGCTTGAATTTACAGATGTTGATGCTGCTGATAGGGTCTTCATGCCATTTGCAGTCTGTTGTATGTCGGAGCCTTTACGAGAGATTTTTCCAATCCCGATTGCTACTGCCCCAAGGCTTTTTGCAATAGATCCTATCGATAATCCGGAAATCATCTTGATTCCTTCGGCTACACTCTTAAATCCAGTTCCTGCATTCTTCGCAGATTCTCCAACAGACTTGATCACACCCGAAATTCCATCAAGTACACTTCGAAGCCCTCCGCTGATTGCGCCAACGACAGTTTTGATAACATTTCCAAATGCAGTAAATCCTGTACTTGTTACTGTAAGCGATGTTCCAAGTATTAAAAGCCCGGCTCCTGCTGTCGTAGCTCCAACTCCAACCGCTAGTAATCCAGCTCCAAGTACAATACATCCAGCTCCAGCAACTGCTGCTCCTGCTCCAAATACAATCATGCTTGCTCCAAGTGATGCTATTGCCACAGCTCCTGCAGTTCCGTATTGCACTACTGTTGGAAGAACTCCTGCAACAACTGCTAACGATGCTGCCGCTAATAATGCCCCCGCGCCAACAAGTACAATTGCTGCACCAAATGCAATAAACCCAACGGCTCCCGCTATCATTGCTGGTCCAACGGCTCCTGCAATCGCCATTAACGCTCCAACAGCTACAACCATTCCTGCCATACAGGCGATCGCTGGTGTACCTGCATTTGCAAGTGCAATACTTGCCGCCGCCATGATCGTTAGTCCGGCTGCAACTAATACGACTGCCGCGCCCATTGCTAAAAATGCAACTGATGTAGCAGATAGTTGTGCCGGTGCAACCGATACACTTTTTAACATTGCTGTCAGTCCAAGTCCGATCAATGCTAAAGCACCAACCATACCAATCATAACTCCAATTGCTACGCCTCCGGAATTAGCAAGTGCAATAGCAGATCCAGCCATAATTCCAAAACCTGCAGCTATTGTCAGTACTCCAACTCCAAGCATCATGAACGCTTTTGCTGCTTGCATTGTTTGCCTATAACTTTCCATACTTGCTGATCCAACTGCTTTTTCTCCAACTGCAATACCAAATAGTTTTCCTGCAATTGCGGCAATCCCTTTTCCTGCTAATTTAGTAATTGCAGATCCAAATGTTTGTACCGCTGGTGCAACTGATTTTACAATTTTAAAACCTTTGTAAGCTACTAATAATTTTGGTAATTGCGTTATCAGCGATGCAATTGCATCTGAATGATCTTCACAAAATCCAGCAAAACTTTTTAACCCTCCGGTAATTTCACCAATTATGCTTTTAAATCCAGATACAGATTTTGCAGAGCCAAATGATCCATTCAATTCTCCCATGTTTTTTCCAATAGCACTTATTGCTGATCCGAACGCTTGTCCTATTTCTTTTGCATCTGTCTTGAAAACAGACCAGTATTTCCCAGCCTTTGTTGCAAAGCCACCAATCTTGCTCGCTATTTTATTACCATCGACATTATCTAAAAGATTCGTTACATCACTTACTCCCTTAATTGCAATGCTAGATACTTTATCAAACGCTGGCTGCAATTTATTTGCTGCCGTCTCTGTTAAACCATCCATTGCTTGTCCAACAGTTTTATATTCTGTTGCAAGCTTTGTGAACTGTTTATTCGTTCCTGTCTTAGCAATTGCCGCAAAAAAGTCTTCGGTTTTTACTTTACCATCCTGAACATCTTTGATTAACTGTTGCGTAGATTTTCCCATTGTTTTTGCAACAGCTGCAATACCCGCAGGTGTCTGATCAAGCATTAATTTGAAGTCTTCCCACTGTATTTTAGGTTTTGCTGCCATCTGTGTAGCCTGCTGTGACAAAGTTTTCATTGCTTGCTGTGGATTTTCTGCTGCTGCAGCTAAACCTCCAAATCCTTTTACAAGTTTCGTTGTACTTTTTGTACCAACTGCATCTAATTGAGCATATGTAGATGCCATATCTGAAGAACTGTAAATCGTCTGCTCCGCAAATTTTTGAAGCTCTTTTTTGGTCCTTGCTATTTCTTTTTTTGAATGACCATTCATGCTCATGTTACCTTCAAAAGTTTTCCATGCAGCACTTGATTCATTTAGTCCTCCTACAATTTCTGAAAGTCCAGAAGTGACTACAGACACCGCTTTATTTCCAATCGCCATCATTGCCCCGAATCCAATGCCGCTTTTTAATTTTTGCCCAAGAGAGGTAACCGCTGCACCAGCAGACTTCATCCCAGATGTAAATCCTTTATCTTCCGCAGATAACACTGCTTGTACACTATATGATTCTGCCATCAGCTCTCCCTCCTTCTTAGCAATCTCTTCATCTTCTCAAATCGATCTGGCTTATTCTTTTGTTTTGCCTGATTGATCGCATCTTCGTAGTCGTAGAATTTCTTAAATGTTGGATAGACTGGTTTTTGTCTGTTCTTTCCGGCTTTCTTTTTTGCACGTACGGCAAAATTAAGAAACGCTTGCCAGTGATTTCTGTAGTCTTTATCTACTTCTTTTAGCCTTGCCGCTTCAGCCATGATCTCATATTGTGCGATTGTTAATCGATCAACTTGATCAAACGACGTAAAACCAAAATACCGGAAGCATTCAATCGCCAGCTCCCGGTATATTTCTTCAAAATCTTTTATTCTTCCTGTTTCTTCTTCTGTTTCTCCACTTCTTCCTTCAGCTCTCGTGTCGTTCTCTTCGTAGCATTTGCATTCTCTAAGAAACCCAATACCGTATCAAATAATGCATCGATATCTGTGTTTTCATCCTCAATGTGCTTATCTAACTCTGTTCGTTCAAGTCGTGGTGTAAATCCTTTGTTCGCTACCAATAAAACATCTTCTAATGCATCAAGATCACCATCAAGCATTTCTGCAACTTTATACTGCAGACCAATGTCTTTTGTTTTTCCTTTAATATTTTCTACTGGGACAGCAATTGTTTTGTTGATCTCTCTCATGAATCCCATTCCAAAGTTAAATTCATATGTTGATTTGTTAATCTGTAATTCGTACATGTATTATATCCTCCTAAGCTCCTGTTTTTGGTGTATCTACGAATGTATATGCCTGTTCCTGCTGCTGTGTTGTCACAGTTACATCTCCATCCACACCTGTTCCATTGATACCAAATGTTAAAGAAACCTCTACAAACTCATCTGCATTAGCTGTATATTCGATTTCTGTTAAATACCCCTGGAAATACTTTCCTTTGAATTTGTTATTTCCTGCGGATACTGGTTCTGCCAGATTAGCCTCCCAAATTTCAATCAATGCATCATCATCTAAAGCCTTTTCTAGTTTTTTAATCATTTCGTCATCTTTCTTTAAGATTGATGTTGCTGTGATCTCCACTTCTGCAGCACCTGGTGTTCTGACAGAACCATCCTTTGTGGCTGTGGAATCTGCATCTTTTGATTTAGTACGGCCATTTTCTGTTGTAAATGCTAACGCTGTACCATTCTGTGTTGCCGCTTCTGATAAAATTCGATACAGATAAACAATCTTCTTGCCCTGCACCGCTTCATTTCCAAAAAGCTGTAAATTTAACATTGCTACCTCCTAATTAAATGTAAATTCTAATTCTAAAACCCCGTGCATCAGGGGTTCTTTCGTTGTTGCGTCTGAGAGGATTCTTTGATTTACTCTTACAAGATTCCAACCAAAGTTTTTTGTTTCTTCGATCTTGTAGCACATATCTTTGATCTCTAATAATATCTTCGATAATGTTCCTCTCTGTCTTGGGTTGTTATGCCAGACATGGATTACCTGACTAACTGCGCCAAAGACTGTTGTTTTATTTGCCTGATCATCCTGTGTGCTGTCAGCAAGATAAATAAAAGGATACGGGGTTCCATCTGGCGGTAAGAATGTATCATACACACCAATTCCCGTATCCTCATATTTTTCTTTTAATTTTAACAGCAACATAGTAAATAGTTCCTGCTGTGGATCCATAATCACCTCATTATCTTTTCTAAGTCGCTTTTAAAAATACGTTTCTGTTCATCCAACGCAGGCTTTAGATAAGGCTGTGCTTCCATAAAGCGTGTTCCGTATTCAACATATTCTGCGTAGTCAACTTCTGGCTCAACCACTGCTGTTAATCCAGAATCTTTAATACTAAGGGTAACGTGTCTTTTTAAATTACCTGATGGCGTTACGAATTTAAGTCCTTCTCCTTTAACCCACTCATAATGCCCTTTAAAGTTATCAGTATTCTTCTTTACTTTCTTTTGTAATTCAGCTCCATTATGTCTAACAACAGTTTTTGCAGCTTTTAAATCTAAATTCTTTCTCAACTTCGCATTAAGCTGATCTAATCCATTCACCTTAATTCCACTCATCATTGCACCTCCGACACAATAAAAGTCTGCTTGGTTCGAAGCTTCCTTGAATGATCTGCCTTATAGATTGTATTTCCAACTCTGATCTGATCAAATGGCTGATCATAGTGATTTTGTAACTGAATCGTTAAACTGCCCTGCTTGATCATCCCATAAACCAGTCGCATCATCTGTGTTGTTGTATCCATGATCGAGGCTTGTCTTGAATCTTCGCTTACAGGATCTTCTTTGTAATCACCTGTTTCCTGATCATATTCTCCTTGTGTCAACTTTTGAAAGTAAATCGTTGTGTCATATCTCATAGAAACCTCAACTTTCCTCGTTTTGCATCTTTTTGCGTTTCTAAATATGCCCGAATCTCATCCATAAACGGAGCAAAATCATTTGCGGACGCATATGACTGTGTTTCTCCTTCAACATTATGACTTGCCAGTCCTTCGGATCCGATGCGATTAAAACGAATGATCGCTACTTCGATAATGATGTGTTCCATCTCATCTGGTGGATCTGCGCCGCCAAGAAGCAATCGAAGCCTCGATTCTACAGAATCTAAGATCAGCATCAGTTTTTCGTCCTGTGTGGAATCCTCAAAACAAAGCATTATCTTAAGCTTTTCCAGCATTCGCTTTCTCCTTTACTTCCGCGATTAAAGGAACTCCCTGAGCGTTTCCACTGCTAAGAAGTTCCTCGATTCTAGTTTTATTTGGCACTGGATCTAATCCCTGTCTTGGATATGTATCCCCAACGTCATAGTGATGATACACTTTGCCGCCTTTAATATCTTTATAATCCTGTAGATCATGAAATGCTTTTACTACCTCATAAGCCATATCAGCACCTCACTATTCTTTCGCAGCGGACACTACATCCCCTGATCTTACTGCTTTATAGTTACGATCACACTCAACAATTGTCACATGACTGCCTTTTGCTGCTGTGATTTCTGATACTCCATCCCATTTAGACCAGTTCTTTACATCCATGCCGTAAGTTACTGTTGTTGCCGCAGATGCATTTATTTTATATTTAAATGCATTTTTCATAGACATGAGCTGTTCATCCATTGTGATCGCTGTATCACCAGCATTTGTACCTTCTACTGCTGTAAGATGTAACTCTCCAAGAGTCTGTGTATCTCGGCTTCCAACACTTGTATAGGCGATTGCATCTAGATATTCGCAGAAAAGGCGTAAGCCCATGATTGCGAACATATCTGAAATCGCTCTTTCGTATGTTCCCTGTGCGTGAAATCCAATAAATCCTGTTGTTGGATCTGTTGTGTAAGATAATCCAGCTTTTACAAATTCACTGTCTCCTGGATCGACGTAATAAGCTACGATGTTGTTTAATGGAGTTGCAATTACAACACCTTCTGGAATCTCAGAGCTGATAAATACTACATCAGCACCTAAGAAATTCTTCATGTACTCAAATCCAAATGCTGTCTGCAGTGTAATATCTGCTGCACCTAGGTATTTGTACACATCAAGTGTATTAACCCATACAGCCACACCCGTTGCGGTTCTTTTCATCTTCTTGAATTTGTCCTTAACTTTTCCGATAGACATTGCAATCGCCATCTGCCATGTCGTTTCTGATCCTGTTAATGATCCAGCTTTTAACTGCTTGTAGAATTTATCACTAACCTTATTTTGAAGATCTGATTTAAATTCTTCGTCTGTATCATTGACAGCAACATCATATCCTTTTTCTGCAATTGCTTCCAAGGATACGCCTTTTCGATACTTTTCAATCTTAATCGTATCGAATACATTTTCTGTTACTTTGTACTGAGAATATGGGATTTCTTCTCCCTCTCCAATATCTCCTGATTTCAGTTCTCCTGCTACTTCTTTTGTTTTTAAGGCACTTCCATTCTCTTTTCTGATCATCCTTGCGATACCAAGTACATCTAATAATGCCTGAATATTCTTTCCGAAAGATGTTACAAAGTCAATTTCCCTTGCCTTTACTTCTAAGTTTCCCTGTCCAGTCATTCCATCTGGTGCTGCAAATAACTGCAAGTCTAATTTATATTTTCCCATTTCTTCTCCTTTCTTTACTGGAACAGATTGATATTTTCTCGGATCATCTTCTGACGTTCAATCGGATCTTTAATATCCATTATCTGCTCCTTTGTGATCGTGTTTCCACCGCCTGTTCCTGCTTTTGGTGGTTTTCCTTTGATCGCTTCTTTAACTGCTGCCTGCACAGCTTCTTTGTACATTTTTGCAAATGATTCAACTGCTGTCTTAGTTCCGTCTGCATCGTCTGCTACCAAATTACCAAGAAGCTCATCTGGAATATTGATGTCTTCGTCCGCTAACATCTTTCGTGCTGTTTTCGCAAGTTCTGTTCTGGCATTCATCTTTTTCAGTTCTTCCAGTTCTTTTTCTGCTTTCTTCGCACGATATTCCGCTTTTTCTTCTTTGGTCATTTTAGCAAGCTTTTCTGCTTCAGTCAGCTTATCGTCAGTCAGTGCCTTCCATTTCTCTTCTGCGTTGGTCACTGCTGTTTTGACTGCCTTGTTTACTCTGCGATCAAACTCCGCCTGATTTCCTTCCTGGCCTAAGAAGTCATCAAACGACATTGGTTCATTATTTCCACCATCTGTTCCGGATCCATCGCCATTCCCGTCTCCGGTCCCACCGTCATCTCCTTCTGTGAACAGTTGTAAAAATAACTTGCGTTTCTCCATGTTTGCTCCTTTCGCCCTGATCCGTCTCTTCCAGATCATTGCTAACAAAAACTTAGTTTAACGACTTTTCGGTCATAATAGTTACACAATCCGAACATAATTCGGATAAGCATCTGCAATGCTGCAAATACCAATAAAAAAGGAATCTATCAAAGTTTTCGATTTCTCTGATAAATTCCTGTATTTGATAAAAGCCTGTCCAGCTTTTAAATCGTATTCTATTTTGTCGTCGGTTAGATCATGAATCGACTTTACTAGGTTCTGCAATAACATCGACACCGATGCACATATAATGTCTCTGCCATACTCTGCATAATTTGCATGACCTACTACTGCGATTTCATGATCACGTATTTTTATTTCTATCATTTTTGTTTTTAGCTCTCTTTCGAAGTCTTTTAATTATTTTGTCTAAATCTTGTTCGGCTTGTCCCAACTCTTCTTCCGATAAATTAGCGTCTCCTATAACTCGAAACTTTGGAATGTCGTCCTTGATCATTCTTTGTTTTTCTTCTTCTGTTAATCCTTTATAAATATCTTCATACGCCATAGCTACACCTCTCGTAAAAGAATATACCAGACTCCATCTACTTTCTTTTTGCTTAAAACCTTGAACCCTGATTTTCGCAAATAAAATAAGCACTACCCATCATCATTAGCAGTAGTGCCTATTCTTCCCATTCTTTAAGTTGATTGCTTTCTTCCTTTAATTTTTGAAGTTCCTTTTCTCTTTCTTCAGGAGCCATATCTCTGTGAATAATTACATCCTTCTTTTCTATGTCAATTCTCTCCATACAATTCCGAACTCCTTTCCAAACTCAGATAATGTTTTTATCTGAGCTTTCTCTATATCGTAATTGTATGGCGCAGATACATATTTGTCAACGTTTTGATTGAAATATGCACTTCTAAACGGCTTATTTCCTGTTTTATATAAAAATACTCTGCCGTCGTGCGTAGCGACAATACCAAATTCATAACCTCTTGCACCTGCAGACACAAAATCACTTCCTGTTGGTAGAATATTTGTAGGATGATTATGTATACCTATAATTCCATCCACATTTGCATATTGTTTAATTTTCTTTATCTCTTCTAAAGATAATTCTACTCCAAGCTCATTTGCTCCCTTTGTCTTTGAAAATAACCTTTTGCCAGTCTTAGCACTAATTATGTATAAATCTTCGCCATCTGTTCCATTTCTATGAGTTAGTATTGCTCTTGAATACTTTCTCACAGAGTTATTAACAGCACTGTTTTTTGTTATTTTATTGAATTTTCTTCCATAGTGATCCGATTTTATTTCGTCTAACAAAACATGATTGCTTCCTTTGCGTAAGCATTCAATATTTGCGCTTTCCGTTACATTTAATTGTTTCCATGTGTCAAAATCAAGTCCATGCTCCGAATACGTATCTAGCCATTTCTCATAATCATTATCATCCATATGAGCCGCTGTACTACAATGACAATACGGATGCATTGGCGGGGCATTTTCTCCGGGCATCATATCCTCGACTTTAAATACCTTTCCATCCAATGATCTGCATTGATTGCATGCATCCGCTTTCTCACATGCTATGTATTCATACTCTTCAAAGCCATTCTGTATAAACGACTGTTTCTGGGCTTCTGTCTGAACTCTTGCAAGTTCTGTAACCATCAGCCTCATTGCGTTGCTTTCACTGACTCCAAATCGTTTTTCTAAATGTCTTGCCAGTACACTTGGATGCTTTCCTTGAATCAATCCTTCTTGAAGAAGTTTATCAATCTCTGATTTCAGCATTGACTGATGCGCCCAGATACGTTCTGACCAAGTTGCATTTTTGTAAGACGCATTTACGATCACTTCTGCTTTTTCGCCATTGTTCTGAATTGTCTTTCCAAGAATACCTGCTTGTTTTCGCATTTCTTCCTCTGTCCGCTGCGTAAATGCGTCTCCAAAAATCTTCTCGAGTTCATCATAGCCACCAACTAAATGCATTCCAATATTAGCTTTCAACAGCTCTAATCGATTGATCTTCATCGCTGCATTATAATACCGCATTTCATCATTTGCTTTCTTTGAGAGATCTTTGTTCTTTACATAGCGTTTTGCTTTCTTAGCATAGGCTTCAATATCAATCTCTGAAATTCGTTTCTTAGCTTCTGCCATCGTGATTCCTTCTGATTTCGCATATTTTACATAGAATCCATTGATCTCCTTTTCTATATTTTCAAGCATATCCGCATAAATATCATCTAATTTCTTTTGATACTCAGCTTCATTTTTGATATTCAATTTTCTCTGACGTTCTTCTCGCTCTCTCCAGTAATTTTTACTGCTCATCTGTCTTGTCTCCAAACATCTGCTGCATCACTACATCTCTCGGCTTCTCCTCTTCTTTGTCTATACGTTCAATCTCTGTCTTCGGATTATCCACAACACTTAAGACTCCGAGCTGTGTTTCTTGTGACACAACGCCAGAAAGATTTTGTGCGATCTGACTTTCTTCTAATAGGTTTGCTGGAACATTTGGTGTGAATTTATAATGCAACTTCACCCAATCATCTTTTTTCATAGCATTTCCAGGATTGCTAAAAATCAGCTTATATCTTCGATTCATTCCAGAGGTAAACTTTCGTTCTTTGGTTTTTCTAAGGTTACTCATTCCCTGCAATTTATATGCCATTGCAATACCCGAACTTGTTCCAAAATTTTCATCTGAAATATTGGCTACCATGGCAATTAAAAATATCAGATTTTGTAATCGATCAAGTAAGTTTTCCTGCGTCGTGTCTCCGTTTGGTTTCTGTAAGAAATCAACGATTACACTTTCTCCATCAAAGTTGATCACACGGTCTGATCTAATATGTTTCAATTCATCCTCATCTAGCAAAGTCCCTATAATTTTCAAATATGCATCTGCAAAATAATCTACATCATTGGCTTTTTCACTGATTGCTTTGTTGAATGCATTGATTATGGACATCACCGGTTCGAATATTCCTTGGCATTCTTTATTTTCACGATATTCCGTAGCTGGAACCCCAT